TCCAGAATGCAAAAAACATATGATTGATTGCCAAAAGATCCCGAGGAAGTGACGACTGGACCTTTTTTAAGAGTTATTGATGCTGGAACAGGAGTTATGTTATTAGTATTGACCTGAAATGTGACAACAGCTCTTGCTGCTTTTCTTGATTTTGGTAAATATCCAATATTTCTTGCTAAAGATACGACATTCTCTCTTAATGTCGCACTATCGATGAATACCTCATTCGCGACCATATTCGCGTTGTATGAGGTGATGTAGGTATTGTATGCCAGAACGTCAAGAATCGTCGATAAGTTCGATCCTTCAAAATCATAGTCTGTAAAACTAGAATTTTCTTTAAGATATTCTCGGAGAGTTGTTTTAACCTGATTAAAATCTAGGTTAGTGAAATTAGCTAGTGGCATTTTTACCTAGTTTGTTGCAAAACGAATTGTAATTCTTGTGGAGGCACATCTGCACCAATAATTTCATATATGATAGTTACATTAAACGCATTACTATCATAATCTGGATTCACTAAGACTCTTCTCAAATTAACTCTTGGCTCATAGTTTTTAATTGATTGACGAATCTCTTGTTGAATTAAATTTGCAGAAACAGGGTCAATATTTTCAAAAAGAGATTCGCTTATCTTAGATCCAAAATCTTCATCAAAAAACTTTTCACCAGGAGTTGTAAATACAATATTTCTGACTGAACGGGAGATTGCTTGCTCATTTTTAAGCAAAACGAGGTCATCATTAAGAGGATGCCTCTTAAATGTCATGCTAATATCTCTAAAACCTTGACTTACCCGTTCTAAAGGCACAAAAATCCAGCGATTATATCTTATTTATTAAGGCATCGCTGAGATTTTTACTCATAAAGTGGTTCTGGAGTCGTCTGATTTTCAAAAAATTCAGTTTCTTCGGCAGAATCGCGTTTTTTGGGTGTCAAATCATCATTTGCGATCTCACGAAGCATTTTTTGATGACTATCGTTAGCTAAGTTGTCTAAAAAATCGTGATTTGAAGTCATTTTTCTCTTTTTCAGGGGTCTACAGGGCGATTTTCTTGCGATTTATACATATCTTCAACTTTTTCTTCTTCAATTTTACGTTCTTTTGACGTTTTCCAGAAATATTCGTCTTCACGACCCATTCCAAGACGTTCAAAACCATTTTCAACTTGATAATATTGAGTCGAAACCTTAAAATCGGGCATTTTTGGTTCAACAGGTGTCAAACTGTTGTCATAGATACGCATTCTATTGTTAGGATACAGTGCATACTGTCCATTTTCAAGTTCAATCAAGTTATGAGACTTGTGCTCAGCTGGATTTTCACTTGTTGCATAGTCAACCACTTCAGGATCCTGATGATAGTTATCAATTGTACAAATGTATGTGCCTTTTTGAATACCAAAGTCGCGTGTATACAGTTCATAGTCCATCGAACCAATAAACTGCTTAGTGACGGCCACAACGCCGTAATCCATGCAATTCCAGAATTGTAGGTTAGGTAGGTCCATATCAGGACTCGGCGTCTCAGGGGCGCTTACAAACGCACTGATGGGCAGTTTATCATACATCGCAGCATACTCTGGTAAGTATGTCTCAAAATAAAAAGTGCGCCCAGGTATCGACTTACACGATACCCAGACGCCTTTCACAAATTCACCATGACCAGATTGATGATCAGTAAGATATTCTTTTCTTACCCATACCTCAACCGAGGGGAGGTTACAAATTAATGCAGCCATTATAAACTAATGTAACTGCTTCTATTTACCCTGCCCGCGATATTTCTTTTTTGCTTTGTTACGAGAAGTCGCGGACCTTAATGTATATTGCGAGTTTCCTTGGCGAGTTTTTTTCGGCTTACCCTTAACATAAGTGCCGCCTTTCATCATCATAATTCAGTACCTCAGATAACGCGAGTTTTTTCGTGACCAACTCTGATACGAGGATCGCACCAGATATCAAATCCTTTCTCTTTTGCATCAAGACAGAATGAGACATCCTCACCACACATGTCTTGAACATTTCCACTCTCAAAGACTTGCATCTTAGGAGCAAACCAAGGGTATTCCAGATTCTCAAAGACACCCTTCTTGATCAGTACCCAACCAAAACCAGTGTAGTCAACAGTAAATGGCTTACGACGCTTCTGAATGGATTCGACAGTTTCGTGATTCATCACTCCACCATTCTTACGGAAATCATCTTCTTCCAACCAGTGTGCGACAGAAGTTGTGTGTCCATCTTCAGTGGCATACCAACCAGCAGTGACTTCACGCTCTGTACCATCTTCACTCACTGCAAGATCGCACAACTGCCAGAACTTGTTTGTATCAAAAACAATATCTGAGTCAATCCACAGTTGATAGTCATATTCCAGTTTGCCATCCCAGGGAATCTGATTGGGACCACGCAATACATTCGCACCTAAGCACTTACAACGTGCAAAGTTAACCATCGAGGAATAATCTTGACTGATCTGAATACTCATTCCATTCTGTACCATATCAAAGCACAGTTGTACAAAGTTCTTCAGAAATGTAAATGAACAACCACGGCCTGGCAGACAGAATACGATGGTCTTACCCCGCATACGTTGCTTGATTGCCGCGATGTCCCACTCCTCCTTCTTCTTCGGTTTGGGGGCATTCGCCTTAACAGTAAATCCTTTTGCCATAAGTCTTAGAAACTTCAGTTCAATTCTAACAGTCTATATGTATAATGTCAATATGAATCACACCCAGGTGGTTCATTTGGGTTAACCGCCCCAGAGCCTCCATGTGCCCGAGTACACTCCTCATAAGATAAATCCTCAAGTTCATAATCAGTCTTCATTAGACCAACCATTCCCTTGAGGGTTTCCCATGTACTATTAAATTCTTCTAAACTTAGATTGTTATATAAACACTCTTTCTTTGCGTAGATGTGATAAACCTTTTCCATAAAAATTTTTTGCGCGGAATTTTTTTTCCAATTATGAATTTGACTTTCGCATTATATATCGAGGTCGAATTGTCACCTCTGTAGGTTAGGGTAGTTAGCGTTTTTTATATACGGGCACGCGGCGCAACGCCATAACAACGCCGCATCAAAACACTGTGTTTCACTGATACCCACTGCCATCATATCACGGAGACTCACTGATGTCAACCCCCGTGTTCTTAAGTATCACATAGACTGCCAAATTACCAACGGACAGGTGTACTCAGGTCTTCTACGTAACTATCAATCACCCGCTCTGAGCCTTCAAGTTCAAAGAGATCCTCCCAGTGAATCTGATGCGGGTCAAAGTCATCCATCACCTCTAAATCCAACGTGATTCTGTAACGTTGTTTCTGGGCCTGACTGATAGCAACTGACATGAGACTGACTCCGTGAGTGATACTTTGTTAGTATAGAATGTCTGAGCGATATTGTCAATCTTCCAATCAGTATTTATAAGAGAGACTGATATTTTTGTGTTGTCAATCCCTGGAAAAACTTATGAGCGCCCCCTTGACATTTCTGCGAGTGTGTGATAGCCTGCGGGCAAAGATCACAAGGTCTGAGCACATTTAATTGAGAATAAAAAGACCCTCAAAGTAACTGTGAAGACCCTCTGAATACCCCCCTGAGTATATCTCTGACAGATATTCTCAAGAACGATATAAACAAAGGAAAGCCATTTATAAAGCCTTTTTTAATACCTTTTTACGCATAATTCTTATATATGAGTACAAAAAAGGAGGTGTTTTAGCACCTCCGTAGTGTACTCTCAGAACAGCAGATCTGCAATCTCGTTAATAGTTTTTTCACTCTCAATATCAGCAACGATAACATCGAGGATCTGAAGAATTTCATTACCAGTGTTACCAACGCGGAGCATACCAAGTGCAGTTGAACGAGTCATTTTGAGAAAAGAAAGTGATAGTGTGTTTGGTTAAATCTGGGTCTTACGCTGAATACTGTGCAGCCCAGAATATCATGCGAAAATGTAACCGTTGTCGAAATCACGGGTCACGTTGTTGTCACGAATGTACCACTGATAATCCTTCTGAAAGACACCATCTGTGACTGCATTACAGAAGCGGTCGATGAGTGCGTTCAGACGGCTTTTGGTAGTTACAGTCTGCCAACCACCGTCAAAGATTTGGAGATAATCATCACCAATCTCTGCAATTTTGTTGCCATGAAGGCGAACAATAGAGACACCATTTTCTTCGTTAAAGTGAACAGAAGTATTAGCAGATTGCCAGTTTTTGTTGTTAGCAACTGCGTCATTCATTTGCTGTTCGATCTTACGCATGAGAAGTGATTTGAGAGGGTTTGTGATGTGGTGAGGTGCTGTCCCCTCCACTCCTATAAGATACACGATTTTGGGGGTCTGTGCCAGATTAGTGGACAGCCTGCTCACTGGCACAATAGTTGTTGTAAAGAATCCCCTCTAACATATACGCTTGAGATTCTCTCTCATCATCGTCAATCAGTCCATGCTCATTTTGCACAACGTGGACAAGTTCGTGGAGAATAGTTTTAACGTGTTCCTCTTTTGTCAGGTCATTATGTACCTGGACAAATTGCTCATCACCATTCACCTCGGTAAAGCCTATTGCCTTTTCATCACTTAGGTTTGTGGCAAAAATTTCTACGTCGCTCGAAATCTCGTAGCTCTCGGTAAAGAACTCATAGACCTTGTGAGTAACATCGAAGAATTGAGAATCACCAGAAACAAATAACATTTTAGATCTTAGAGATTGTTAATAGTTCTTTGAATAGATTCGTTCCTCTCTTT